TAGAGGTCGAGGTTGGCTGTGCCGTCTGAGTACATGCCGGCGATCCGGTCGAACAGGCCGCCTTCTGCGCTGACGACGGCGATTGATCCACCGTTGTCGGCGAGTGTTTGTCCGAGGGCTTCGGTGGTGGCGTCGTCGACGAGGAGCCGTCCTGCTGGCGGGTTGGGGAGGTTGGCGAGATCAAGGATGGTTTGATATCGGTTGCTATCGATTTCGTCGGTGGGGCCGGTTGCCCGGGCTTTCTTGTCTTCCAAGTCTCGGAGCCGTTTTTCGAGGGTTTTGCGGTCGGAGTCAACCAATGTGCGGTTCTGTTTGGCTGCCTGGAGTTTCTCCTGCTCATATTCCTCGAGCGGTCGGAAGATCGCGTTTTTGGCTGGTGATTTGCCGGCGGATGGTGGAAGGGCGACGGCGATGTACAGGTTGAGTGGTTGGGTCCATCGTTGCCTGGGGTAGTGGATGGTGGTGTTGCCGATGGTGCAGATGCTGAGTGCGCCGAGGGCGAGGTTTGCTGGGAGGTCGTAGGTGACTTGGATGTCGTCGGCGATCTGCTGAGTGTGGTTGGTGATCCAGGATGGGAGAACATGTTTGGGGAATGCTGGTGGTGTCAGGTTGGTGTGCAGGGGGATGATCGCCGGCCATGGTTCGTCGGCTGGGGTGGCGGTCATGATGGGGGCTTCTGGCTGGTTGATGAGTGTCCTAGCGAAGGCTTGCCTGTCCCCTCCGTGTTGGCTGCAGGCTGTGTATCCGAATCTGCTGTAGGCGCCTTCGGGGAGCCATGGGAGGCTTGAGGTGAATACTCGGAGCATGTCTCGCCCGTCATATCCGACGGTGGCTGATGTGCCGGTTCGAGTGTCTTTTCCTGGTCTGGCCCAGTGTTGTTCCCCGGTTTGGTCCGTGCGGTCTAGTTTCCAGCCGTCCGCTTCGAGGAGCTGCTGCCAGGTTGTGCTCGCGTTGTATCTGGCTGCGGGGCTGTCGTCCAGTTCGTCCCAGATGCCTCTATTTTCGATTCTGGGGGCTTTGACTGGTTCTTTGGGTGTGAGCATGTCGAGGAGCCATTGGGGGGCGTCTCCGATCGGATACACGCCCGGTTCCCTGTCCAACTCCCATAGGTACGGTTTGTGCTGCTCGGGACGGATGGTGGGTGGGCAGAGCACTTGACCACCGATACCTCGGATGTCAATGCCGGCACCCAACTTCCCTGACTGATCGTTGAGGATCGGATGTGGGGCGTAGTAGTAGAGATGCCGGCCGCCGGATGGTGTGAGGCAGGTGACGGTGTCGGGTAGCGGGCCGTGCTGGGTTTCGAGCTGGTTGAGTGTGTCGGAGCCTGACTGTGCCGGATCATGCTCATCGATGTCGATAACGAACAGGTATCGGTCGCCGAGTTGTCTCGGGGCGATGCCGATCCCGTAGTTGCTGTACTGGCCTGTCCACCAGCTGCGAATCGTCGCCGGATCGTTGCTGGCGATGTCTTGCCATTGTGGGATACCGGGATGTTTCTGTCCGGGTTTGATCGGGATCACATGGAAGCCGAGGGTGGCGTAGTGAAGTGCTTCGTCGAGGATGCTCATGGTTGCTGCCATTTCTGTTATCAGAGTTCAAGTTGCTGCTGTTCGGGGTGCTGTCCGAAGTTATAAGAATTGCCGTTGTCATCTCGGCGTATTTTCCAATGGTCGTTCTTGTATGTCTCTAGAGCATGACAGTTCTTGCAAATCAACCTGCATTTAGCAATTTCATTTGCGATGAAATTAAACGGATGCATTCTGATATTGCCAAGATTGATTTCTTTGGTTGCTGGATCAATGTGATCCCAGTCGAATACAACATGGTTTTCTTCAGTGCAATTCAATCCACATAAACAACAGGCCCCAGCTTTAATTTTTTGGGCTTTAATGAATTCTTTTCGAGCCCGGTAATCGTCGCGATTTCGTTGACGTCTGCCATCACGGAGGCGATGTTTATTGGCGTGATACCAATCATTTTGGTATTTGCGATTGTTTTCGTTTTGATTTGGCTGACCGGTCATTTCGGTGTGTATCGCTTGCGCATGTATTCGGCTTTGGCTCGTTTGCAGTCGTCACAAACAGGAATCCCGTACAGGTAGTGTTTGGTGTATCCGGAGGCTGTGCCGTGTTCGAAGTTGCCTGGCACCGTGTTTTTCTGACGTCGTTTGTATTCCTTGATGCGATCGGTTTTGTATCCGGCGTGGGCTTGTAGGCAGGCTTGACAGGCTGGGATGCCATGTCGCTTGTGCTGGTCGTATCCGGCTGGTGTGCCGTGGTCAATGACTGGCGGATTGTTGTTTGCTTTGCGTAACGGTTTCAGTTGTTTGGCTGTCATGCCGGCGAACACCCCTTCCGTATCCACCGGCAATGTCAGCGCATAGGTTCGACAGGCATCTAATTCTGGGCATGTCTGGCAGATGCTGATCGCCTCTTTCTGGGTGTCAGCATCAAACCAGATGTTGTTGTCATGCTGTTTGCAGAGTGCCTGGGTGAATGTCGGGTTGACGACAGCGACGAAACGGTTCATCGGCTTCTCCTTGTCAGTCGCAAATTATGCCGTTGCCCATGCAGTCGAACGGCAGAGGGCCTTTCGGGAAGTTCGCATACGCTCGACAACCGGTGTAGAGGACAGCCTGAGCCACAAGAGCTGCAATATTCAACTGGTTCGGTGTCAACCCCATCACTGTCGCAACTTCACGCATCACAGACATACGGGATGTCGGGCCGGCCTCCCACATGTTGCAGGCCATCGTTCCGCCAGCCTTCAATGAGGCTGCAGAAACCTGCGATGACGTACCAGGGCTCCACTCATCAATTTTGGCGGCAAGTGCACTCTTTGATGGTGCAGCAGGCTTCGGGGGAAGTGTGGTTGTGGTGGTTGTGGTTGTTGATGTTGTTGTGGTGGATGTGCTCGAGGTGGTTGGTGCCGGCATGTAGACGACTTCACGGATGATCTGCGGTTCCGGGTCGACGGAGACACCGACGTAAATGGCGGTGGCTGCGGTCGCGATCCCGGCGATCAGGGTGATCTGGGTGAGTGTGTTGGCTTTCATTTGTGTCTCCTCATTTTCTGTTTGATGATGGAATGCTGGATGCGGATGGCGGAGCGGACGTCCTGCCAGTCCTGACGGATGTCGTCGTCGAGCGGTGAATCCTGTTTGATCTGTGCGATGAGTGGCATGGCGATGCAGAGCAGCCAGAGGACACCGATGGCGATCAGGAAGTCAGTGATACTTTCGAGCATCACGTTCTCTTTTGAGACCAAGCACGATCGCATCCAACGGATCGAATGTGGGTGCGGCTGGTGTGCGGGCGAGAGCCTGAAAGTCAGCGTTCGCCTCGATCAGGTCATCGCGCAACTGTGCATTGACGGCCTTATACCAGCCGATCTTCGTCTCCAGTTCATGGATACGTCGACGCAACTGGCGCACTTCGGTTTCTAGGTCTTCGTTCATTGCTGTTCCTCCTTGTTTTTGTATGTCACGCATTCATATCCGCAGGCTGAATAGCCGGCAATGTCAACCCATGAGTCACGGTTTGTCGGGTCCCAACTGATCCTTGAGAGTTTGAGGAGGATCATCATGGCTGCAATATCGTGGGCTTCAAGGATTCGTCGACCGTCCAGATAGGCGGTCCACATGATTGCTGTCCTGTCGAAGTCTTGTGTTGGTGGGCCGTATTGATTGTTTCGTTCATCGGTGATGAGTCTTGTTGCTTCAGTAAGAAGAGCTCGACGGACGTTCATGATGCGCCATCCTTCTCTCGGAGTTCGTTGTAGATGCCCTCGAGGAATGTGTTGCATCCTGCACCGGAATCCGATTTGCGGTGCTTGCAGTTCTCGGCGTGCAACTGTTCGGCGACTCTGCGCCAGCGTCGCATGTTGTCCATCAGATAGGTGCATCGTGGACAGAAGCCGGGCCTGAAGATGTCGCATTCGGAGCATTTCGGGATCTTCATGCTGCACCTTGAGCAAGATCGGCGCAGGTGGCTGGGGCCTGCCATGAGTCGCAGGTCAGCGAACGGTAGGCGATCGTCACCTGATCATCTTTGATGAACCAGTCGATCAGAATTTGATGGTTCCCGCTGAAGAACGCGACCCAGATGCGATGGCTGTTCTTTGAGCCTTTCGGGGTGCGATCCTGCACTTCTTTCGGGATCTGAAAGTTCCCGTCAACGTTGGTCATGCTGACCTGCATTTCGTCGCCGTCAACGTAATACTCGAGGTCGACTATTTCTGTCCTGTTGCGGACGGTCGCTTGCCAATGTCTGTTTCTCATTGTCCCCTCCTTGGGATTTGTTCAGAGTGTTTCTCTGAATGTTGTTGACCATTGTTCGACTGTTTGAATGGCGATCCATTGGCCGCCTCGTCGTCGGACGAAGAGGACGGCGTGTGTGTCGCCGGAGTTGCGTTGCTGCTGATCAAGATCTTTCAAGCCTTGGTTGATGGCTCGGAGGACGTCTGTGTAGTTCTTTGCTTGTGCGGTGCAGTCGGGGAGCCCATCGAGGTCGCCGGTGTCGTCTGCACGACCGGCACCCAACTTACGGCGCACCCGGAACCCGAGCAAGTCGGACAGGATGCGGGACAGCTCGAGTTCAGCCCGGTCACCTTTGGCTTTCTGCGGGTTGCTCACTGAGGAACCTTCTTCAATCGTGAACCGCTCCAGGTCACCATTTTGCGTCCACGTTCACGCAGAATTGTTTCCCGTTCCGATCTTGTCAATCCACCGAAAATGCCGTGGGTGTCGTAGATCATTGCGAGCTGCAACCCGTATTCGGCGCATTCTGATTGAACTGGACATTGTTTGCAGATCACTTTCGCAGCCCGAATCTTCAGGCTTTCACCTCGAACGGGCATGAACATTTCCGGGTCCATTCCTTTGCAGGCAGCCCGGTTCATGAAACTGCGGTCAATGGTGTCGGTGTCAATCAACGCCATTACCTGTCCCGATGATCGATGAAGAATCCGGCGATCAGCACCGAGAGTGCACCGATGACTGATCCGACGATCAGGCCAGCGAAATACATGAACACCTTCACTTGAACAGGCTTCTCGAGGCGAGCCGAACCTGCGATTCCAAATCTTGGATGGTGCGACGCTGACGATGCAATGTGCCTCTCAGGGATTCGAGCTGTTTGCGCTGCTTGTCGAACATGATGACAAGCCCGATGTGGCTGATGAGTGTGATGATGAACACGATCCAGATGTACATCAGTGATCTTTCCTCCATGTCTGATATTGCTTGATTTGCCGGTTCATGTCTAAAAGCAGGTCGCCTTCGTCCAGATTGTTGTCCTCATCGAGACTGGTGATGTAGAGGGTGGCGGTCGCCACGATGCGCCGCAGGATCACCACTTCTTCTTTCATCGTGTTCAGTTCTTCATGGAAACGTTCGTTTGATACTCGTAGGTCGTCGACGACGGACTGGTAGTAGGAAAGTTCGGGGTTGTCGCTCATTTGGTGTCCTTCGGTTTCAATTCCGCTTCGAGGATGGCGTCGATGCGGAGGATTTCCTGTTGTAGTGCAGGGTCTGAGGTGGCGATATGCCGCAGAACCCTTCTGATTGCTTGAATGTCTTTTTTGGTCATAGTCCCTTCGCCCCGTGTCGAACGGGGGAGTCTCACCAAGGGGGGAGAAACGTGAGATGCAGAACCGTCTGCCGAAGGGGATCTGATTGCTGCCTATTGGCAGATCAGAAATCGTCGACGGCCGTCTGGGTTGTCTTCTTGACAGCCACCTGGAACTTCTTCATCGTCTTGCCACCCTGCAGCTTCTCTACACCCTCGAGGGTGACTTTGATGGTGTCGCCGACCTCAGGTCGCAGTTCAGCCATCTTCTGCTTCAACTGCACCTGGCTGGCGGTGAGCACCTTGTCACCGTCAGCTGTGCGCAATGTCAGTTTCGGTGATTTGGAGCCGTCCTGCCATGTTTGAATGCCGAGATCGATGATGACTCCGCTGATCGTGTCACCAACGTTTTCGAACTTCACATAATCCGAGACGATGGCGATTCCTGGTTCATCCCAGTAACTCATTTATCCTCCTTGAAGGTGATCGTGCCGTCATCGTTGATGTCGATGACGGCTTCGCCAGAATGAACTTTCTGGGCGAGCTTTTCAAGCCTTTCGGCTTCTTGAATTGTGAATGTTCCCACAATATGACCGAGCGGTTTATCTGGCAAGGGGGAACGAATCGTTTCAACAATTGTCCTGATCAACGCCGTGTCCTCATCGTCTCCGCCGTGCAAATGGGAGAGCGTGATGATCGCATCGAGGATGCGGATCTGGCGGACCGTCTTCTTTTTGATGCTGATCGGGGTGCCGTTTCGTTTGGCGTCAGCCAACAGATTTTCGACGAAAGCCAGGTTTGCTGCGCTGAGTTCGGCGAGCCGATGTTTGACACCGATGACGATCATGTCGTCTTCGATGCCGCCTTCATCAATTTTTGGTTGCATGAAACTGAAAACGGGCAGATCCAGTTTGGGGGCTGCCGGATCGGACGGATAGAAACCCAGATTGTGTTCCCGTTCCAAAAGAGCGATCACATCAACGATCCGGTCGATCTCGAGGTCAGTCCAGTTGCCGGCTTTGGATGGTGTGAGGACACCGTCGGGCCAGAGGGCAACCAGTTCCGTTTTGCATGCGTTCAGGACAGGCTGGAGTCGTCCTCGCACCCATTCGTTGCGTTCCGGGTTGACGGCGCTCACAGGCGATTCTGAGGGTGTCTCAACTGGCTTCACGGTCTTTTTTGCGGCTGGTTTGACTGGTCCGAGATTCCGTACCAGATCATCCCGCTTCTGCCAGCGCTTCACCGTGGATGCCAGCCGTGCTGCCGACATCGCTTCCATGAGATCAACCTCATAGATGTCGCATCGACCCTGATTGGCGGGGATGTGAATGATGTATCCGGTGCGCAGCTCCATCTGATCGGCGATCGGCTGACGGCTACCGCTTTCAATGTCGTACAGCATCGAGTTCGCATAGGCGGCCAACTGGACTGCATAGGCGAGCGGATTCTTGCTGATCTGCTTCCCCGTTTTAATATCAGCACAGATGACCCCGAGATTCGGATGCCGGTAGAAGCGGTCGGCGGTGCCGGCCAGCATCAGCTCGTCGTTCACCAGGTTCACTTCGATCAGTTCTCGGATGACACCAAGCTTGTGTGCCTTGAGCGCCTCCAGATATGCCTCGACATCGGAACGCCATGGTTCGCTGATCTCCTCCAGGCTGATCTCACCCAGGTCAACCCGCTGAGTGAACTCGTGCAACGCTGTCCCCAAGTTGGCGCCGACTGACCCTCCACCAGCCTCCAACGCCTGACTCATGATCTCATCAATCCGTTTCGAGTCTTCCGGTGGACAGGCTGCCAACTGTGCGAACAGATCCGAGCGTTTCGTCAGTCCGATTGCTGAGGTGCGGATCTTCCATTTCTCCAACGCGAACTTGTCCTCGAGCACTGAACCGTGTGATGAGAATCGGCCGTAGGCGATCGCCTTCCCACCATCAGCGGGGATGATCAGAGGGCGACCCCAACGGTCACGAATGAAATCTGCTGCCATGTTTTCCTCCTGCTTTGTTGCCGATGTTCTACCGGCAGGGTGTGTCACTGTGGCGGGAACTTCCAAGGAACCCAACCATCACCATTGCGATCCAGGCTGTATTCGAACAGCCAGCGAGCAAACCACAGATTCCAATACGGATCATGCATCTGCTCCATGCTCAAACCCATACCACGAATGATTCGTTTCCATGAGTAATCGTTGATTTGCATCAGTCCCCAATCCCGGCATTTCCGGTATTGAGGTGAGTCTGTTTCCCCGCATGCGTCAGGCAGACAGCGTGACTCCCGAAACATGATTCTTGACAAGCGTGGAAGATCCTGCGGTTGCCAGCCGGCCGTCAACGCTGTCCCCATAAATTGAGGGCAACCATCCTTTGACATGATCTCCAGGAACGCTGCGTCCATCTCCACAGTCCCCAAATACGGGTAGGACTCATAGACAGGCTCTGCCGGCAGTTCGCTTTCCTCGGCGATCGGGAACGGAATCAAACTCAATATTGCTGATGTCATCAACGAACCAATCATGATGATCCTTTCTCTCCGTCTATCTGCATCGTCTTCAGCTGATGTGCTGAAGGGTGCCTCGACCGCAAACATTGATGAGTCGGATGCAAATAGAAGTAAATGGATAAAAAAGTGAGTTGGCAGCTCACACATTTCACGGGGCGATCAGTCCTCATCAGACTTACCTGCAACCCAGAAATCGAAAATCCATAGCGCCGCAAAAGCACCGAGGATGGCGTACACAAGAACAGTATCTACAAGCATGGTTCTCCCTCCACGCCTGCCACCCTAACCAGCCTTCTCGCATGATGCAAGTCTTTAACGTCAACAGCCCTAACCGCCGGAGGGGAGCGATCAGGGCTGGACGCCTACACCGGCAGCAACAAGGTGAGGTTTATAAGTGAGGAATCGCTTCCCCACGACTCAACCTGTGAATATTGCGCACCATCCCAACAGGGATTGCGAGCACACTATCCACAGTTTCTTCATCAGAAATCATACTTTGAGCCAAAACGATATGTCCGGGTTTTCCATCTCGAATCAGAAACCCTGCCGACTCCACAAGACATTCAGTTTTATCAAGCTCATCAATCAACGTCCAGGTGTCGGTGACAGCATGAGCATCACACCAGAGGACAGTCACATATTCAAACGCCACTGTCTTCATATCCTTCTCCGATCCAGCGGGCCTCGAGATCAGCTAACACGCATTTTAGGAGTCCGACGAGAACCCAGACGGGGGCTTCGGTGTCATGCACAACATGAACAGCCCGATCACCGTTCGGTCTGAGAGCATCAAGGATGGTGATGCCATGCATGGGGACGGTGTCCGGCCATTGTTCGAATAGAGCTGGAGGCCACAAATGTGCGGCTTCAACAGGCTCATATTCCGGGTTCATTCGATGCCCCCTGCTGAATACTCTTTGCCTCGCCACATCGCCCAACCATCATGAATAGCGATCTGCTCATACACGAACCGTCCGCTATCAGGATCGAACGGGATGACCGCTAAGCCTTGCTGCCAGTCTTCATGACGCACAATCGGACGACCATCCAAATCGACGCCACCTTTCGTTGATGGCACAGCCCCATCGATGCGGGCGAGACAACCAGGGGATGCAGCCAGAATCGTTGACGGTCCATCATGATCGTCACGGGTACGTTCAGCCCATTCCCGACGATGAATGTGCCCGTAAACCACACTCACCTTTTCTGTCGCCAAATACTTATGTGCAGTCGAACCACCCGATGCCACCTTGTCACCATGAATCACTTTCAGTTTGTCGGTGATCCATACATGTGACGCCGGATAGCCCGGCATGTACTCGATACCTGATTCATCCATCCGACAGAGGAACGGCATTGACATCACCGGCCATGATTCCGGCACATCACCTCGACGCAACCCGAATGCTGCTGAAGCGTTCTGCAATAGGAATCGTGGAAGCCGTTCCTCATGGTTGCCGGCGAGCCATACGATTCGAGCGTCAGGTGCAGCTGCACGCATCTGGAAACCGAGCACCGTCAACCGGTCGATCGTCGCCTGAGTTGTCTGCTGATATGCGGGTGTCGTCACATATTTGCCGAGTTCAGCGAAGTCAGCGTTATCGCCGACCATGACCACCAGGTCAGGTTTGGCGTCTTTCGTGATCGAGATCGCTATCTCAATCGCACGCTCATCATGGATCGGGGTGAGTGTGCCGTCTGGTGCACGGAAATAACCAACCTGCATATCGGGGATGATGACAGCGTTCAGCCATCCTGTCCTCTTCGATGCGATCTTCGCCACTGGGAGTTTGACTGCTGGGCCCTGCTGGATCACCGGCCATTCGGGTCCTGTCTCCCATTTCGGGCTGATCTGCACCGCAGTCAGATCATGTGTTTCTGCTTCACCAGTCTCATTGTTTTTCGTGATCGACTGATACAGGGAGACACGTTTGATATGTCCGATCTCATCAACGTCGATACCGTTGCGTTCAAGCAAATCGGCGATACGACCTAAAGCCTGTTTGCGTGATATTGACGCCTGATCGAGTTCGTCACGAAGAGACACACGCACACCTTTGATGACGATGTTTCGCGAACGCTTGAGCGGACACGAAACGCCCATGCTTACTGATCAAAACCCGCCAGATCGTGTTCGTCGGGAACTCAGAATTGAGCGCATCCGCTAACTCGGCCTGGTATTTCGGGTCTTGCACCTCGAACCATCGACCGAACTTGCAGACTGTCACACCCTGATTGACGGTCGCGATCTCATCCAAAAGACCCATGATCACCCTCCGCTAGTCCTCACCAGGAAGCCTAACCGGGCAGACGATTACAAGGAACCGAACTTAGCGTCCAACTCGTCTTTATAGTCGCTGGCGATCTCGCCGACAAGCTTCTGAATCAGATCGTTGCGTTGACGTTGCGCTGTGTGGGCACCAATGTGCTGCTTGTAGAGCATTTTGGGGATGCGTCGCATGTCCGCTCGTAAGGCTGTCCTGACGCACAGTTCGTAGTCGTCGGCGATCGGGTATTTCGGGTTGTGGCCGCCCATCGACCGGTAGAGGTGGGCGTCCCAGGCTCGAAGATGGTTGGGGGCGGAAACAATGTGGTTGATGGTTGTCCGGTTGATTTCGGGGGCTTGCATCGCCCAGACCCCGTGTGTCTCATCCCAGTAGTGGTCGCCGTGACCGAACGCCCAGCCGTCGGGATAGCGGCCTGACTGCCCGTCTGGGAGGATCTCGCACCAGTCCGAGTAGACGAACGCGGCACCGTCATGGAAGGCGTTAGCGACGAGCTGAAGGGCATCTGCGGTCAGTTCGTCGTCGTGGTCCAGCTCGACGAGTATGTTCCCGTATCCGAGCATGAAAGCATCCCGTTTGACTTTGCCGATATTCCCGCCTGATGGGGTGTGCGGTCGGTAGATGCGGACGTTGTACCGTTCATCGGCGCAGAAACCGTACAGTTGATGCCAGGTTTCCCAGCCCGGACTGTCGTCAACAATGACCCATTCCCAGTTGTCGTGTGTCTGGGCTTTCAGTGATGCCCACGTTCGAGCCAAAACATCATGTGGAGTGTTGTAGGTGCAGGTGACAACCGAAATCATGTCGGCACACTACCCGCAAGCAACACCCTCACAACAATGATTCTTCACATGGCAATGAGGGCACAGCCAGCGAGATGCGACCGGGTCAAACGGTTGCCCGCACAGTTCACAAGGGATCATTAGTCAACCGGCCCGGAACCGGCGATAACTCCGTTTTCGTTGACGGATACTCCAGCGTCAATCACCCTGGCGAAACCGAGCGCTTCTTCTTGAGACAGTTCGATTGCGTTCCAACTGGAAATCAAATCAATCGGCTGCTCCCCATGCAAATAACCGAGAATTGTCCCTTGTTCAATTGTCGGGTTAAACCACGATGATGCCTCCAGAAACCCTCCGTTATCGGCGATGACTTGTTCTGGCCCATAACCGTAGCCATCAACCCATGTCAATTTCCAGGTGATATAGCGCATGATGCCTCCTGTTCGTAAGCGAGCAACCCGGCGTTGAGCATTGAAGTCAGATTACCAACGCTGATACCTTGCGTTCTTGAAAGAACGTCAATATCGGATTGTCTTTGCAGACGTTTAGACCAGTATGTTTCCTGGTCGTCCTCAATTTCTTGGTTTGAATATGCACCAATTTCTTCTGCGAATTCTTCTAACCAAGAAAACTCAAGTTTTGCCCCTTCAAGAACACGTTCGGTCAATACGCGATCTAATTCTTTTTGTTTTGCGTCTATGAGGTCAAGTGGATCGCCTGTATGCAAAAGATTTGTAATTTCAATAGAGGTTCGTTCCAAACCCAATTCTGCTGTTCGTATTTTGTACGCCAAATCTTGGGCTTCAATGAGAAGTTGCCGCCATTGCATCGGCTTCGTGTCATGTTGCCCAACAACAAAAAACCTTAACTGGAATTTAGTTCTTGACGTAACAACAGTTTTTGCAGCGGCTTTTTCTATATTCATTCGGGGACCCAAGTTTCATAAAGGACAGAAGAAAGACCTGCTGTTGCATATCGGCTGGAAGACATCCCAGTACCAAGCGTTGACCGAGAATCATTAGAAAAATCAAATTTGTCAACTGTTGCTACAAACACCAAACTGCCTATTGAATTTATTTCTCCTCCTCCGGCATACCCTGAATTAAGAGATGAAAAGCCGGTAACAAATCTTCTGGATGACGACAACCCGGTGCCAAGAGTTGAACGAGAATCATTAGAGAAAGCGAACTTGTCGACAGTATCCACTAGCGATGCTGTACCACCGCCGCCTATATACCCACTTACGGTTGAAGAAAATCCAGCTGTACCATTACGGGCCGATGAGATACCTGTTCCTAAAGTGGAACGAGAATCATTTGAAAACGCGAATTTGTTAACTGTGGAAACATTTGATGTTTCAACGCCGCCAGCCGCATAACCGTCAGTGGTAGAGCAGAAACCAGATGCTGCTCTACGAGCAGCGGACAAACCGGTGCCGAGAGTGGACTGAGAATCATTTGAAAACGTGAATTTGTCTACTGTATCTACGTTGACAGATGTAATTCCACCAGCGGAATACCCTGCCGATGTTGAAGCAAAACCTGCTGTTCCTCGACGGGCAGACGAAAGCCCTGTCCCCAATGTTGATCGAGAATCATTGGAAAAAAGAAATTTGTCAACAGTATCTACGTTGACAGTTGTTAGACCTCCTCCAACATAACCGGCTTCAGTTGATGAAAAACCAGCCATATTTTGGCGGGCAGATGACAAGCCAGTACCTAAAGTAGAACGAGAATCGTTTGAAAATGCAAATTTGTCAACAGTATCTACGTTGCTTCCTGTGAACCCGCCAGCGAAATAGCCATCTGTGCCTCCTACAAAAGCAAAACGGAATATGTTTGCCGATGCAACAACACCGAGTGTGCTAGGCACTCAAATCACCGATCACATAATAAGTGTTTGAAGCAACACAGAGAATTGTCGCAGCCGAATACTGTGCTCGAAGCTTCAGCCCGGGTGTTCCGTTAACCGTTGCTCCTGAGCCTTGGGTGACATCACATGCACCGACAGCGATGCGGACGATATCGACTTTTTGTCCAATGCTGAAACCTGTTGTTGAATCGACCGTAAAATTGGCTGTGGCGTTCATGCGGATCACTTTGCCAACATCGGTTGAAGCGATTGTGTATGCGCCAGTTTTGGTTTCAACGGTTTGAGCTGTCGTCCAATCTCCAGCTGCTCCAGTGGCTCCTTGGGCGCCTTGGGCACCTTGGGCACCTTGGGCTCCGGTGGCGCCAGTAGCACCTTGAGGGCCGGTGGCACCCGTAGCACCCTGTGGACCAGTCGCCCCTTGCGGGCCGGTCGCGCCCTGGGCACCCTGATCACCTTGCGGTCCCACAGCCCCCTGTGGTCCCTGCGCACCCTGCGCACCAGTCGATCCTTGCGGACCCGTATCACCCTGCGGTCCCTGCGGTCCTTGCGCGCCCGTAGCGCCCGCAGCACCTTGCGCACCTTGAGGACCAGTTGCTCCTTGAGGGCCTGTAGCACCCTGCGGTCCAGTATCACCCTGAGGCCCGGCAGGTCCTGTCGCACCCTGCGGTCCTGTCGCACCCTGAGCACCTTGCGCTCCCGTATCACCCTGCGGGCCTTGAGGACCGGTTGCACCCTGCGATCCGGTGGCCCCTTGCGCACCCGTCGCCCCTTGAGGTCCAGTCGCACCCTGCGCACCCTGAGGCCCCTGGGGACCTTGAAGCGACAAAGCAAGAAACACATCATCGTTGTTGCTGAAGTTTGTGGTGCCAGTACCACCCGAGCTGAGAAGCGTTACCGGGATCTCGACATAACCGGTTTGCATTGTGGGCGTACCGTTGACTTCCCATTTCTGGTAGTCATTCGAGTTTGAAGTGTGCTGGATAGTGAGAACGTCGTTATCTGAAATCAGCGCCAGGAAGATGTCAATATCAACGCCGTCTTTATCAATATGGGAGACGTTGATTTGTGTTGCGCTTGTTTGTGTCGCATTGTTGTAGATCAGATATGTTGACCCCGGATCACCGGATGTGAGTGTCGTTTTGATCTTGTAGTCATAGAACGAGGTCGACTGCCCGTCAGCACCCTGCGCCCCCTGAGGCCCCTGAGATCCGGTAGAACCCTGCGGGCCTGTCGCCCCGGTTGCACCTTGCGGGCCTTGAGGTCCTTGCGCCCCAGCATCACCCTGTGGGCCAGTCGCGCCCTGAGGACCCTGAGCGCCCGTCGATCCTTGCGGACCAGTCGGACCTTGAGCACCTTGCGGACCCTGAGCACCATCAATACCTTGTGCGCCAGCTGCACCCTGAGCACCCTGGGCGCCTTGCGTCCCTTGAGGTCCCTGAGCGCCTTGAGCACCATCAGCACCTTGAGCACCCTGAGCACCGGTCGCCCCGGTAGCGCCAGTCGCACCTTGAGCACCCTGTGGGCCAGCGGAACCTTGAGGTCCTTGAGCACCGGTCGCACCCTGAGCTCCTGTCGCGCCTTGAGAACCGGTTGCACCCTGCACACCTTGAGCGCCCTGCGCACCTTGAGGCCCTTGAGGGCCGGTAAGACCGGCAATGCCGGCAATAACAGTCACCTCATTTTTAGTCTCATCAACAGTAACAGTGAAACCATCATCAGTGATATCAACACTCATCTGGTCACCTCAGCACGCACAGTGAATGACCCCATCAGAAGACGAGTCACAACCCCGCCACCAGAAACGAGCTCCAAGTCATATCGGTACTCACCGGCGGCGATACCCGCCATCGTCGACGCTGACACAACAATCTGAATTTGCCCATTCGTTGTCCCCAAAGTGATACCTGATGACGGTGACGTCAACGACAACACCGTTGATGTTGACACATACCGTTGACGAACCTGCATTCGAGCCGAATACCCAGTCAAATTGACAGGGGTGTCGGTGTCATCCTTCCAGATCACAACTCGAGAGAACGTTGCACCCTGATCAGCAATGATGTTGTATTGACCTGCACAGGCACCCATCAACGATCCTTCTTCGACATATGCCACTCAATATGATCATCCATACGAGTGTCCAACTTCTCAATTTTGCCTTCAAT